TCCGTGATAATCTTGCCACGGTTTTGTGTCCCACCATCGAATATGATTTAAAATAACAACCTTGGTTTTATATTTTTTTTCTTTTATCAACGAACATATTAGATATGTTAGCATTGTTGAATCGGCCCCGCCAGAGCAATTGATACCAATTAATGGCCAATTTTTATCTAACAATATTGGGTATCCGTCTGGCAAATATTCGATTATATTGTTTGCCAGACTGTTTTTATATAGAGTTTCTAATTCTTGGTAATTATTGTAGTTGGTTATCATTTAAAATCTTGTAGGAGTGGTTCGGCAGTTGATAGCATCAATGTCATAGTTAACATCAATTTTCAATGTGTCGTTAAGATACAAAAACGCTTCAAGGGGAGTAGGATGTTTGTCTATTCTATCAGTATTTATTATAGTTTCTAGTAATGGATATTTAATATTTTGAAACAAATCTTTATACATATTGATAACATCGGGTGCCATCAAATATAGTTCATTGATTTCAATTCCTTGAGATAACTGCCGTTGACAGATAGTCCATCTTTTCTCTATCTCTTCTATTGTTATCTTATCATTGCGAATATCGTTATATACTTTATCATAATCAAATCGTATTAATGGAATACTGTTAAGATTAACCCAGTCAACTCCCAAATTCGATAACATGTGTTGAGTTGCTTCGATAGCTGCTAAGTCTCTGATTAGATTGCCGGTCTCAAACTTACCAAAATCGTTCATCCATTTTTTTCCGTATATCTTTTTTCGTTGATCTGTAACTGCAAATGTCCATTTATCAGTGTACCTGTCCTCTCTTAGAGCACTAGTCCACATTATACCAATCAAATCGCCTTTAGAAAAATTATTTCGTTTATGGCATTCGACAATGGAATTAAAGATGAATTGATTACCAGCAGCATGTTCTCCCCAGTTTTCATAAATTGAAAAATGTTGTCCAATTAGGTCTGCCCAGGTAGTCCATTTATATTTGGTAAAACTGCAACCAAATGAAAAAAATCTATTATAAGATTTTAAATTTATGTTTTCAACTAGCATTGCCTACCTATAATCATGTATCTAGTATACAACGGCAACTCTAATTCTCCTGCCCATACAACATTAAGATGGCTTTGCTGTTTAAATTCTTCTAGGCTACTTGCAGTTCTAACATGCTCCGGTATTGCATAGTTGTTGCTTTGCACCACTATCAAACTATTATAGGGCATACCGCTTAACCATAAATCATATTGATCCTGTGCGATGTGTTCGCAGCTGGTGTTGATAACGATATCTGCATCGCTTCGGATAGCGCACATGTCAGCGGTGACTGCACGGAATCTGCCATCCATCTCTTCTATCTTATTCATTGTTGTGGCAATAGATTCACATGTAGGATCTATATCTATGCTTCTAATATGCTTAGGGTCAAAATAAGTTGATTGAAAGAGCATACTGGCCAACACTCCTACCCATCCACCGTGAATATCTATAGTTGGGCGGCCATTACCGTCTGCTACTGAGAACAGGTTTTGTATTAACCATTCTTTACTTTTAATCTGACCAGCCCAAAACGAGTCAAGTGTTCGCATAGGATCAGGACTGTTCCTAATGGCACACATCCAGTGATGTAGGTGTTCTGTATTTATTTGCATTTTGGTATTTTGCTATCTGCTGAACTTACGCACGAAGGAGTTATACACTTCTGCGGTTTTGTAAACAGATCGAACCCTGTTAATATATTTCCCAACGGTTGGTCATGGCAACTGTAACTACGCTTGACTTCAGTACCTCTTATTATAACACTTTGATATCCTGAATTGCAAGTCCAATCTTTAAAACGATTAAATCCGTAGGCATTAAATCTCTCAGCTTGGTCAAACAGATATTCAGTATTGTCCGCATCATACAGGGCTATTTGATATGTTTCTTCGCCATTGGCATGCTGGGGGAATCCTGTTTGCATCTTGTCAATCATGTCTTCAGTGTAGCCCTCTACAATGCCGCTGGCAGTGGGGTCGCTTTGCGGTTTCAGTGTGACATTGATACCTCGAGCACGCAGTCTAGCCATTCTATCATATAGTTCGTAGAACTTTTCTGGAACCATCACTTGATTAACAGTAACATGAACTTGCTCATACATTAGTTGAAGACACTTGTCTCCAAACTCTTGCTCCCGGGCGAACTCATCGTGAAAGCTGGCTGTGATACTACGGCGTTGCAACATTTCGGTATTCCTACACCAAGTGTTCCACCATTTACTGCCAGGTGACAAATTGGTAGTCATGTGTATGCTTTGATATGTGCTTTCTAGTTCGTCTAGGTGCTTGACTAAATTCAATAACTGTTTATATGCAGTTGGTTCGCCGCCGCTGAAACTCCAATGGAATTCTGTAAATCCATTCGATCTAGCCTGCCGTTTTATTTCATCGATGGTGTCGATATACACTTCAAAAGGTTGATAATCAAGTTTGTCTGACCTTGCATAGGGCCAGCAATAACTACAATTGTAATTGCAGAACCGGCCAAGTATCCAACTTGTAGAGAATAATGGGCGAGATAGCATTGTCCGTTGTCCAAATCGAACAATATTTTGGAAAGGAATATCTTGGAAATTAACTGTCATAATGTGCTATTATTTAACAGTTAGGGGCTTGCATTTATAAAAAGAAGGTTGTATAATTAACTTGTGGTCGTAAGCAAATAGGCAAAGCTCCCGCTCGACTCATAGTCGAGAGTGGGGACGGGACGATGAGTGTAACTCGCAGTCTTTGCAGGTTCGGATCCTGCCGATCACACCATATTTTTAAAAAGGAAAATAATATGTCAAATACAGTAGAACAGATGAAAGCGGATATGGAAGTGGCACTAGCCGAATACTCAAAGTTTATCGCAGGTAACAGCTCTGCAGGTACACGTGCTCGCAAGGCACTGCAGGAAGTTGGTAAAGGTGTAAAAGCACTACGTAATGAAATCACAGCAGAAAAGAACGTAAGAGCAGAAGCCAAGAAGGCTGCTTAAATGAAATCCCAAGACGATGCCATCGTTCTTGGTGGTGCTGCCAACTCTATCACTATAGATCCTAGTTATTATAATTTAGGTGCTACTGTTGGGGGACTTACTTCAGCTGCCGGTTACAACGGTATCTCGTATACTACAGGTATTACTAGTCCCTATACCATAAACACCAATAACACCTATAATGCTGCCAAGGTTGTGCTGGATGAAAAAGGCATTGAAATAAAAGCTGGTGCCGATCTTGTAGTAGGTGGTAAGAGTCTAATGAAGGTGCTTGCCGGCATTGAAGAACGTCTGGGCATCCTACATCCCAATCCAGAGTTAGAAGATCGTTGGGACGAGTTGAAAGAACTGCGTGAGCAATACATAGCAATGGAAAAAGATCTTTTAGAAAAAGAAAAGATTATGAAAATATTAAAGGAATCTTAAATGAATGTACGTTTACTCAGCTACTCACAACCAACAAAAGAATTTGCAGAGTTGGGTATCGATGATGCGCAGGAACTCATTGCGTATTGTGCCCGTGTCAGCAATCCCAGCAATCAGCTTAACACAGACACATCAGAAAAGCTCATCAATTATCTTGTCAAACACGCTCACTGGAGCCCGCTTGAAATGGTCTCAGCTTGCGTTGAAATCACAACAACAAGGGATATTGCTCGACAAGTTCTGCGACACCGCAGTTTCAGTTTCCAAGAGTACTCACAAAGATACGCTGATCCAACAAAGGATCTCGAGTTTGTACTGCGAGAAGCTCGTCTGCAAGATACAAAAAATAGACAGAACAGTATAGAAACTAACGATGATAGACTGACTACAGAATGGCATCGTCGACAGCAGTTGGTTATTGATCTTGTAAAAGAACAATACAAGTGGGCTATTGATAACGGCATTGCCAAAGAACAAGCTCGTGCAGTTCTTCCAGAAGGTAATACTGTAAGTCGCATGTATATGTCAGGAACCTTACGTAGTTTTATACACTATTGTGAATTAAGAATAGATAATGGTACACAAAAAGAACATCAATTGGTTGCGTTGGCTTGTGCTAAGGCAATTGCTGAAATCTTTCCAATGACAGAAAAATTAATTAACAAGGAGTAATTATGTACGCAACAACATACCGTTCAGCCACTGAACTAAATGAAGCAATGGGTAGAGTCTACGGACACATGGGCATCGCTGTTATTATCAGTATGATCGTGAGTTATTTTGTAGGAACAACTCCCGAACTACTGCAATTCTTTTTTACAGGTATTACAAAATGGGTTGTAATTTTTGCACCGTTAGCGGCAATTCTTGCAATGACGTTTGCAGTTGACCGTTTTGATAAACAAGGACTACGGTTATTCCTTTATGGATTCTCTGCACTAATGGGACTGAGTTTTGCCACTATCTTTGCAGTCTACACTATGGGCAGTATCTTTACAGCCTTTATGGGGGCCGGTGTGTTGTTTGGTACTATGAGTCTGTATGGTTACTTTACTAAGAAAGACCTAACAGGAGTAGGATCATTAATGTTTGTGGGATTGATTGCAATCATTATTGCCAGTATCATTAACATCTTTATTGGTAGCACTGTGATGCAGATGGTTATCTCGGCAATCGCAATTATTGTGTTCTTGGGACTAACTGCATACGATACACAGAAAATTAGGCAGATTGTGTCACAGGGCGGAGACACTGGCAAACAAGAAGTAATGGGAGCATTAACTCTGTACCTAGATTTTATCAACTTGTTTATTCACCTGTTGCAACTGTTTGGTAATCGCAAGTGATGTCTAAAGAACTTAATCAGTTCTGTAAAAACTACGAAGTTAGGGTAGTTAACGATACTGGGAGGCATGCTCGGTATAGTGCTCCACAGTTTTTTACAAATCCATCTCGAGCCGACATTATTCAAGATCATGTAGAATATCAAACTGAAAAACTCTACACGCTACAGATACCCGAAAGCCGTTTAAACACACTGATGGAGATGGAAAGACGATTCTTCAATGCTCAGAAATATAGTGATCGACCTGTTGCAATGTTTGAAGTGCTGATGGAGAAAGAACGTGAAGAAGCACACTTTCGATACACTAATGCTGCTGTACAAAAAGCATACGAGCAATACTCAATTATGCTAAATTTGGCAGGATATCAAAGGAAGTTTTAATATAATGGTTGACTTGTAGATAGTATACTGTTATAATAAGTACATAAACAACAAGGTGAGATAGCATGGCACAGCACGGTAATTATTGGAGTTGCAGTAAATTTGCAGATCGGCTTCGCGGTACTGCTAAACTATCTGCCGGAACCGGCGAAGAATGGGACGATTGGACTACTCAGGCTCAAATGAAACACAATTTCCGCTACTGGTTAGCAGAAGAAGCACTTGGACACATTCAAGATTTTGTCACCTGGCCTGTAAGGAAAATCTACGATGTCAAGTATTATATTAACAATCGTTGGGTTACTCGCACTCACGCTCTCACTGCACACCCTCGAGACATTAAGCCCGGTAGCTGGTCCGATGTTGGCTCTCGCTTTCTTCCTTGTTTGTTTAATGAGCTTGTGGATTTTGTTGAAGTGGAAACAGCATGGATGCAGATTGCTTGGGGTGATAAGACCGAACGAGAAAAATATGCGGCCCCATTCTATGCTACAGGT